AACCCGTAAATCTGATTGGCGGCGGTCTTGCAATTCTTTAAAAGCATCAAGTATATTTTTCGATCCATCGGTACCATACGAAACTTTATAATTTCCGTTTTTGCCGCTAAAAGCATTGTCCATCATTTCGGTGTATTCGTTTAAAACTTCATCGGTTATCATCTTTCTTATCCCCTTTCGCCGCTACACATAATGCGGTCGCTGTTAATCCAATAAAGCCGCCAGCCAATAAACTAGCCACAATCGCCACTATGAGTTGTGTTAAGCTATACATTTGTGCCACCATCCAATCCAACTTTATTTTTGTAATAAACTATAGCCGCACGTCCGCACTCGTTTGTGTATATTACGCCTTTTCTACCTTCATGCCGCTGGCACACGCGTCCTTCGTATGGACTTCTAGTCGGATCTTCGTTGATGCATGCAAAGCAAAACTGGTAAGAATTATCCGGTATATTTTCAGCTGCCATTAGTTTTAAAGCCGCCTCATATTTTGGCTGGTCTTCTAGTGCCTTTATCGCTTCGCCAAGTGCATTTATTTCATCAATTTCTATTGATTTTATTTTCCCATCAGCTATTTTTCTATGCCAATCGTTCAGTCTTTCGACAGTTGTCATTCTATGCATTCAAATCAACCTTCATCGTGCCATAAAGCACATTTTTAAACGCAACACCAGCTTGTTTACGCTGCTTCTTTTCGCGGTGTTCGCGTTTGTGGCGATCAAATCTAAGATAGCTTTTTCCTGTGTTTGTGATAGGTGATACGTTTCCCATATCAGTTCGCCCCTTTTCGTTAAATAATTTGCTTCTTATCGAAAAATTTTAAATTGTCATCCCATCCGATAATTTTGTTATTTTCTATATAAACAAATTCAGCTATTTGACCATCCATTTCAATTAACGGTACGGCTTCGGCTTCTCCGGTTTCTTCGTTGTATTTCTTAAACCAAAATTCAACGTTATCATCAACGCTTGTATTTTTGAAAATAAAATATGGATGTTTTTCTTCATCAAGGCTTAATATGTCATCTGCTATTTTGTTAAATCTATTAATAACCGGCTGTGATCCCATATTATCCAAGTAATTAACATTTAGCTTAAGAAACTTCTTAACGCAACCAGCGACAAAATCTTTATCTTTTGTAAAAAATATTTGCTGCATTGACATTTCCCATGCGATACGGTCGACTTGTTCAGTGCAATTGTTTATTTTATTATTAATTTTGCTTGAAAACGATTTATCAAACATATCTCTTGTTAAAAAATTATTAGGTTCTCCATCTGGCATTGGCATATACTTTTTGCATAATACATCACATATGACTATTGTAAATAACCATGAGTTTCTGTATTCCTTTAATTCTTCACCATTAAAATTCTTATCCATTACCCATAAACTGCTATAACTCATATCAGTTCGCCCCCATATCGTAAGTTTTCTGCACATATTCCTGCAAGGTCACCACTGGTACTTCAATCTTTTCAACTGCCACCGGATAAATTATCATGTCAGCGTATTTCTTCTCAGCCATTTCGCGCGGCATTGTTTGGTATCCTCCATTCGGAACAGCCAGTACGACGGTTGGGTGTCCTAGTTCGGTGCGGTCTCTAGCCGACTTAATCCAGTTGTTACGGATTTCTAAATCAGTCACGGCTCACAACTCCTTTTATCGGATCACACCATTGCAGCATATCCTCACAAATTTCGATTGGTTCCGTTTCATGGCGCACCATTCGCGTAAACAGCTGAAATTCATCACAGCCGCTGGTCTTAATACTGGTAACTCCTTTTAATTTGCAGCGTGTCGATAAGCATGTTTTTCCGCCACGTGTGAAGTAACCTATTTCCTTAAGGTAGTAGCAGGACGTGCATTGGTTATTCTGTCTGCGCCACTCGTCGTTATTCTGATCCATCTATGATAGCCTTCTTTCTCATTCTCCAATTATATAAAATTTTAATTTGACAATTAGCTAACGCCACGGACCTTTGAGCCATCGGCTTACTAATTTTGTCGTTTAAAAACATCGTTAAAGCTTTTTCTCTAATCTCTTGCCAACGCAAAACCCATGAATAATATTCAAGATTCGTCAATTAGTCCACCTACTTTCTTTTATACGTACTTTTCTTCTTCGGTTCGGGCTGCCCTGGCTGTGATACGATAGCACCAAATTGTGCTGCAGGTTCGCCCTGCTCGTCAGAATACCAATCCAAAGCAATCGTCTTATCATCCGTAAACGTCAATATGTCACCGTTAAACCGCATTGAAATAGCATGTGACTTGTCCGCATTACGAGCCTTTCTAATCTCAGCTAAAATATTCCACGGTGCAAAAGCGGGCTGGTCGTCCTTCTCAATCTCTTTAAGATTTAGCCACAAGTCAGCTTCCTGTTTCATTTGAGATGACTGCGCCAGCGTTTCACCATCAGTAAGCTGTGCTAACATAATTACCACCATGTTAAGCGACTGAGCCATTGTCTTTAGCCTCATGGCTGCCGATTTAAGAATCTTCCAATCGTCTTTTTTAGCAACATTCGAACAATCCATACGCCCGATATAATCTACGATACAAACCTCTATTCCATATTGCGACTTAGCCCGCCTTACCTCGGCTGTAACATTTGAAATTTGTAAATCTGGAATTGTAAGAGTGTGCACTTGACCGGATGATATTTGGCTAAGAATGTCATTTATTTGTTGCATTTCTTCATCCGTTGCGGTTCCGTTTCTTAACTTCTTATGAGACACTTTCGCCATGTACGAATCCCAGCGTAAAGCCATCTGAGAAGCACCCATTTCAGAATTAAGATAAAATATCGGTCTTTTCTGAACTATGCCTATTTCTTTAGCTATGTTCATTGCAAACGCTGACTTACCAACGCCAGTTTGTGCCGACAATATGATTAGATCACCCTTACTAAATCCACCGCTTATTTCGTTAAGCTTCTTAAACGAGGTATAAAGCATCTGTTTGTTACGCTTTTCTTCATTCCGCATATCGGTTGCAACGTTTAAACAATTGTCTGCTAATTGAATTGGTGAGGTATAAACTCTTTCAATTCCAGTAGAATCCAGTTCAGATAATGAGGTTTCAGTGCTTTGCAATATCTGTTCACTTTTGGCGTCATCATTTGCCAACTCTCGAATGTCATCCGATATTCTGAGAAGCTTACGTATTTTTGTCGTTTCATGCAGCCGATCTATTCGCGATTTAATACCGCCTGAGATTAGCTGTGTCGTTAGCATAATGTAAGACATACCAAAGTCTATTTTTTTAACTTCTTCGCGGTTCTCGGTCAACACGGACTGCACAGTGACCTTTCTATTAGCGTTGTACATATCGGTTATGATTAAGAATAGCTGTCTCAGGCTATCCTGCGTAAAATCTTCTGGCGTTACCTCTGAAATTATCTCGAGTAGGTATTTTTCCTTTTGAAGCATGGCGGCTATTAACTCTCTTTCACAATCTATATCGAATCCTGCTGCCACTAGTATTCCCCCATTTTACATTTTGTCTAGTTTTAACAAATCAATTAAATTTTTACCAACTTTTTCTTCAAGCTGTTTTTGCATGTGTTCTTCTAGTTTGCTTCTAATTTCAGAAGCTGCCTTATCAATGCGGCGTTCCATTTCATGCGTTATATTTTTCTGAATAACATACTCAAGTCGAGGATATTTAGCATCATAGTTACCAGACCTTCCACTACTATCAACCTTTTCAGTCATAAACTTGTCTAGCTTTTCCTTAACAAGGTCAATAATTGGAATTCCTTCTTTTACAACTTCTCCCCACTTGTCGTAAGTATTTATCTTACGTTCGAGAAAGCCATCAAGAATACCAGCCATTTTTTCATCTATCTGGTTATTTATTTTTTCTGCCGTATCAGTGTCTATTTTTTTAATCTTAGCTTCGGCTTCAGCTATAATATTTTTATCAATGTTTTTCGTGTAATAAGAAACAACACCACTTATAATTTCACTTCTAAGAATCTCGTCAAAACTTTCAGAACCTTCTTCGTCTCCAAGACAATCAAGATCAACTGTAATATTTATTTTTGCCATTTTTCATACACTCTCCTTTTATTTTATACGGTTGGTAAATATTTTTTACGTATTGCTTCATTTGACTGAAAAGATGGGGTACTTTCTTGATACCTATTGTCGTAGTTACCCTCCAATATTTTAGGAAAGTTAGATGCTTTCATTATCCAGTCAAAGCTTGCAGTCCAGTCTTTTGCTCTACCAGATAAAAAGTCACTATCTTCTACTCTCTGAAAGAATTCTATAAAAGATTCTTTATTATCACCTAGTTCTTTCCATCTTGACTTTACTATACGTTTTCTTGAATCAGTTAATTTTAAAATTTGAGGAAGAGATGTGCATAATTCGTTAAATTTATCAACGATGAATTTATAAGGTACTTCTTTACTTAAATTAACCTTACCTAACTTACCTTGCGTCCCCGTTTGGTTGTCACTTGGTTGCGGTATGGTTGCCACTTGGTTGTCACTTGGTATACCAATAACATACTCATTCCCTTGATTTAACTGCAAAAATTTCTTCTCTTCTAAGCAGTTTGTTTCTTTGTATCGATCCGCTCTAATGTAATTGTGGATTTTCCAATGCTTTATAACAACTACACCAGATTCAAAAGGAATGATAAATTTCTTAGCAATCAAAAGCTTTAAATCATCATCATTACATCGAACATTCCGCATTATGCTCTTTGGATTATTTATAAACCCGTCATCATCGGCGCGCATTGAAAGATGAAAGTAAAGCAGTTGGCTTGATAGTGGCATATCTAAAAAAGTATCACTATCAATTATTGTCTTTGAAAACATCCTGCGTTCGCCCATTCTATTTGTCAGTCCTTCCTAGTAAATAATCCACGCTTACTCCTAAAACGTCAGCCAACTTTGAAATGCTCTTGACTGAAGGTTGTACTCTTCCTGCCTCGACTTCGCCAATCATGTTACCAGTTAACCCGACTTTTTCGCCTAATTCCTTTTGAGTAAGCTTGTTTCTCATTCGTTCGATCTTTAAATTAAACACGCTGTATCACTTCCTTTAAAACCATTATATATCCGCTATAACTAATTGTCAATGGTATATTTAGATATTTTTTATGGTGCAGATTTTACCCCGCACCACATTGTTACTATCAATCCGTGCCACTCTTTCTAAACGGCACCACGTTCGATCTGCCGCCCTTAATTTTAATCTCCACATCTTCGTCCACGTAATACCGATAAGTGGCAATGCACTCAAGTTTGCGACCACTTACCCATTGCATAGGTGTCATAATGTCAACGAATATCCGTTTTAGCTGCCCGTTAATTGCAAATAGATTTTTGGACCATTCGCCAACTGGTGGCAGCGGTTCGCCAACTTCGAATAAAAATGATGATGTTTTTAATTCAGTTTCGCCGTTCGGATCAAGCACGTATTTGCTGCACGCCGAATGCATGGCGGTTTTACATTTGCGGTCGTTGTAATTTTGACAAGTTAAGCAATTAATCATTCCGTCCACTCCTCTACTGGTATTCCTAGTTTCTTGGCAAACGCTATTTCGGTATCAACGCCATTGCTGTGACCGTAATAAATTAACTTGTCGCATTTCTCTAGCATGTCCAAACACATTTTCATAACCTGACCATAAGTAAAATCGCTATTGATGAATGTAAAATTATTAAGTGGCGAAAACACCGTGTATTGATATGAAAGTTGCAACGCGATAGTTGATGCATGTTCGATGTTTTTCACTTCATCGCCAGTGTACGGATGGCTTAAATAAACAATCATTTATATTCCTCCAGTACCTTTTCAATACTTTTGCAAAGATGCAACATTTCGCAATCATCACCAGTTGTGGGTGGATAGCAAATTGTGGAATGGCTTTGTCTATTTTTAAATGTTTTGCAAAAATCAATCATTGCAGTTTTTATTTTTAGAGAAATATCATTGCTGTCGTTTCTATTGTTCCATTTTTCAATATAAGAATTAAACTCAGCCGCATTATTAAAATAAAAAGGGAAATTTAAACCACAACTGCATATAATTTTAGCTAAATTCTTGTCAAAAAGCATGGCTACTCTTCCACCACAGATAGGACAATCTTTTAAAGATTTATTCATAAAGCCACCACCAATCTATAATTTAACGCTTGATATGCTTTTCTCATTTCAGATAAATTAATGTCAGAATAATCGGTTTTAGGTACACACGCCATCATAATAAATAATCGCATTAAGTCAAGACGCTCATCATGCGATACCTGTATATTTATACGTAATCTACTCATATTATACCTCCTGATTTTATGAGAGCCACACCCGAAGATGTAGCCCCATAGTTTTAAATTTTAAAATCTAAATAGTGAATCGGCGTGGTAATTTTTTTGATGCTTCGGCAGTAATCGCACTTGCCACAATGCTCCGGTTCAATTTCGCCATTTCGTACAGCCATGATATGTGGCAATTTGGCTTTGATTTCTTCCAACCGTTCATCAGCATAAGAATCAAGATCCATAAAGATAATATTATGGTCTGGGACTTCCTGCTTATCTACTGCCAAGATGTAACATTCCAAGAATGAATTTGATTCCATAATGTCGATAAACTTTTTAAGTTGTTTGCGCGTATAAGTTTTAAGAGCTTCTTCTAAAATCTTAGCGTAATTCTGCCGTAAGACCTCTCCATAAATGGTGAATTGCAACGGATAATCATACTTTTGAATAAAGCTTTCATATTCTCTGCTGTCCGGATTCCAATACTTTTCATACATAGATTTAGTGGTTTTAATATCGCAAAAACGGGCTTTCAAGATGTTGAGAATATCAACTTGAATCTTAAACCATACACCGCCTATTTGTCCTACAAAAATATTTTCCTTGAGACCTTCACGCATTTCAACCATTGCCGGATCATTTTTAAATATTTCTATCATGGTATCGCCAAGTGCATATTTTGCTAATAAAGTTCCATCTTTTTTAAATAATTCTGGCGTACTTGCGATAAATTCTTGAAGATCATTTGAAGACCAGCTGTGAATCATGCTACCCAGCAAAAAAGCAGGATTTGACTTTTCTATATATTCTCCAGAACGTTTTGCTATTTGTTTTGCTTCACATCCACCGTGCTCAGTATCCCACGCTTTAAAAGAAGACGATCCTAGGTATTTCGCTTCAGCTTCAGGGCTAAAATAATTTTTACGTGTTAATTCCATTTATTTTCTCCTTTTTCTCATCGGTTTTATTAAATCTGGTAACTTCCATTTTCTACTTAATCTGTGTGTTATTGATGAATATGTTAAATTATATTTTTCCGCTATTTGAATTGGGCTAAGATATATTCCTTTAATTAAAATTTTAACGCTTGATGATCTGTTTGCACATTGTTCCTTATTTGTAGACCATTTACAATTTTCTAAATAGTATCCTTTATCATTGTCAATTCTATCTATTTTTGTTTCTTTTTCTGAAAAATCGTTACTATGTTTTAAATAACTTTCATACATATCTTTTACAAAGTTTTCAAAGACAAGCCAATCCTTACATACTTTTATTCCTCTGCCGCCATACCTTTTATATGCATGATTTTTTAAGTTTGTTGTTCTTTCTAGCATATCTCTCCATGTTTGATAAAATCTTGTTTTGCTTAATCCGTGAGTAGTATTTGTTTCAATCGCTCTTTCTCTTGTAAAGCAACCACAGCTTTTCGTGTCTCCATTTAATAATTCATACTGGTATCCTACAGTTTCATTTCCGCAATCACACTTACATATATAACAATAACTTCGTTTTACGTGTTTGCCAATCAGCCGGTAGGTAACAATTAACCTACCGAACCTTTCTCCTGTTAAATCTCTTGCCAACATTTATTTTTCTTCCTTTGCATCAAAAGGTGATTCTTCTTCTTTTGGTACCTCCTTAAATTCAGCTTCAATCGGTTCTTCCTGCTTGTAAAGAATGTTTGGAACTTCATGTTTTTCAGCTTTCTGTTTATCTTTGAATTCCATATCGGAACTTTCTTCATATGTTTTTGCCTGTTCGATACTAGCAAAATCTTTTTCGATCTTTTTGGTTAAGCGACGCAGCACGGTTTTTTTGTACATTTCGCCAGTTGAAACAACCCACGCTTTTGAAAACTCGCCTGTTTTATGACTTTTTTTGCTGTAGTTTTCTTTTACTTTTTCTATTTCATCGGTAGACATTGTTTCATATTCCATGCCGCCATCTTGGTATAAAACTATTGCAAATGCGCCAATTATTTTACCATCATTAAATGATAATGGTTTAAAGTTTACTACCTGCTGACCATCTTTTATTTCTTCTTCAAAGAAGTCGCCCTCCCGAACAACTTTTGCGTAAATATCTTTTATTGGTCGAATGCTGTACTTTTTAGCCATTTTTGTTTCGCCTTTGTAATCTGTTTGGAATTGCAAACCATCCCCATAAGGGATGGCATAGCATTCTTTTTGGAAAAAGTCTAATCCAAGAAAAGCACCTTTTAAAAGCGTTCTGGCTATAGAAATAGGCTGGCATTTTTCAATATTGTAAGTATCTTGCAAGACAGTCATACAATTTTGAAGGAACCTTGTCTGGTTAAAATCTTTTGGCATTGCTTCTTGCTTGCTTGTTAAAAGTGCCATTAAGCTTTTGTGTGTTTCAGTTAATACTAATTCTTTTGTAGCCATTATTATAACGCCCCTTTAATTTCAAATTCACCGTTTTTAGTATCCTTGGTGATGGTAACAAATGCCTGAATGTCGTTATTTTCGCAAAGCTTAACAATCTTCTTTTGTTCTGACTCATTGAGCTTTTCTAAACCATCGAGGCAGATCACCTTTAATTCCCCCATACGCTGCAGCGCAATTTTAAAAGCAGCTTCAAGTTTTTCACCATCGGATAGACCATCGAGCAAAACATCATTAATGCGGATCATTGAATTTTCGTCAACTGAAATACCATCAATTGGCAATTTATGCTGTTTAAGAAGTTCGGCAGGTTTGTTTCTGGCAGTTGTAATAACGCCTGTTAATTCGTCAGAGTATGCTTTTTTGATTGCCAACTTGCCATTACGAATATCAATCATACGGTCCCATTCGCGCAGATAGCTTTGCATGTCGGCTATTTTGTCGGCTTCGGTTTGGAGTGGTTCTGTTTCAATCTTTTCATGTTCTTTTAAATATTCGGTGGCTTTACCGGCACGAAGTTTTTCTTTTTCAATGGAAGCTTTGAGAGCAGCATCTTCGCTTTTAATTTCTTGCTTTTCAAGGTCAGTTAGCGATGCGGATTCTTGTTGCTTTACCGCAATCTTTTGTTTTTGTTGTGCAATTAATTCTTTTTGAGAATGGACTTCACTGTCAATATGAACTTTTGCGCCTATAGTTAAATTTTTATATTTTAACTTAATAGCATCAATTTCTTTACCCATTTTTTTTTCAAGATCAGCATATTCAAGATTTAATTTATCGTGTGCCGTATCAATAACATTTTGGGAGGTAACAATTCTACCGTTTGCTAGATCAATAATGTCTTTAATGTCCTGCCGTTGGCTAACAAACTTAGCTTTTATATGAGACTTAGCGCCGTCTGAAACCGCTGTAAGAGCGTCAATCTTTTCAGAAATTCCAGCTGTTAGCCGTTCAGCTTCATCAATATAGTTGTTTGCTTTTTGAGCATCGGAAACTTTATTGTAGAAGTCCTGTACTTTCTTAGTTTTCCATTCTTCGCCATCATAATTAGCCGGCAATTCAGATTCGATTCCTTTAACTTGACCTTTAAGGAGATTAATTTCGCGGTTTACTTCTTCACGCTGTTTAAAATTAGCTACTTCAATATCTTTTAGAACCTGCAACAAATGTTTATCCGTATTGATGCCACTGAGAATATCATCTCTGCCAAACCATGCGATAATTTCTTCATCTGAATACTGCATTTTAATCATTCCAAGAATGATTTCAGTTTGTTTTTTTGCATCAAGATTGATAAAGTCAAGCGGTCTGAAAATGTCACCGTTAATGAATTTTCTTAATTCAGCTTCGGTTGATTTAACGCCCTGACCTTGCTGCCGTAATTTTAAATAGTCGGCTTTACCTGTACGGATCTTACGATCAACTTCAAGCCCTGTATCGGTTTGGATGAAAAGTGTTGCTTCATCATTGCCATGCTTGATTACTTCTGTTCTGCGGCGAGTATTTGTAATGGCGGTTTCAATACCTTCTAAGATGCTTGATTTTCCGCTGCCTTTTTCACCTTCGATAACTGTAAGGTTGCCAGGATTATAATTTAATTCGTCAATTCCTAGGAAATTGGTAATTTTAATCGTTTTTATTTTCAATTTAATTTCTCCTTTTTAATTTTAATCTTGAATTTCTTTTTCCGGTATTACTTTTCTTTCAAAATATGAAAGGCTTGCCAGCCCGATTGCTTTCTTGCGATTCTTGAGTGGTTCGGTAATTGGCTGTAATCTTTCACCGAACGGCTTTAAAAACGCTTCTAATTGCTCGCTGGTTGCTTTGTACTCAACGCATTTGGTCGGCTTGACTTCGTGTATCAATTCCGACTTATCTACGTTTAAAACGATTGCTATGCGGTTTTGTAAATCTTCTTGTAGGTGTTTGAAGTATGCAAGCCCTGTTTCGAGGTTGTACCACGACGATCTGCTCATATGCAGATAACTGGATATTGAATTTATTGTCGGGAAACCTGCTTCAATTCTTAACTGCTTGAGAGTTTTCATCGCTACCAACTCCAAACCGTAAAGATTATGGCGAATGCTAAGGCGATGATAAGCAAAACGTTAATTCCGTGTGGCGTTAAATATTTCATGAAGTTACCCTCCCATTCCATTTTTCAACTAATCCGTAATATTCTTTTCCTCCCTGATCGTCTTTTGGGAATAAATTGCTTTCCATAAATACGCGGCAATGACATTCGTTTTTACCACGACCACCATGAACTCCATAATAATTAAAACCGTCTGTACTTATTTTAGCAATACTTACCGTTTTACCACAGAAAGGACAATTGCTTAACTTGGCTTTATTAATCATGAGCCGATCACCGCTAGAAAAACCAATACTGCTGCGATTATGCCACTTTCAATGTTTCCGTTGTGCTGTTGGTCGTACCGTTCGCGCAATGTCATTATAATTCGCTCCCATTTGTAAATTCAAATTCGTGTTCGATTATTGAAGTATGAATATCAGTAATTTCGGATGTTGGTTTGCAGTAGCTATTTAATGCAGCTTTAATTTCTTCTGATATTGTTTGAATCTGTAAAGGTGTGTGAACTAATTTAGTTGTAACTGTTTCAGATTTACCAGCTACTATTGTAATTTTTATTTTCCATATCTTAAATTTTTCCATAAGTTATTCACCCCTGTTGATAATTTTGTGGATAATTTATTTCTTTTCAATCCATGATCTGATATAATTAAGGCAGGAATTAAAATCTTTTTGCTTAACATCTGTATAAGACGAAACAGCAAACCTATCTTTGATTTCACGGTGAAGTGCTGAAAAATATTGACGCTTACGTTTTGAATAAACAATACCACGAATAAAATCGTCGTTTTTTTCATCATATGAATTTTCATCTAGTCGTGTGTACACTCGCACGGCTATTTCTTTTTGCAGTTTTCGTTGTGCCGCGTGATCGATTGTGAGTTGGTTGTCAAGCTTTTCACTGATTACTTTAATTTCCGTATCATGAGTATCGACGCGCTCAGTAATTTTGCTTTGAAGTCTAAGGGTTTCAATTAAAATTTCTTGCTGTGTCATTTTGG